CACCGGCATCTTGCTCTCCATGATCTTGCGTATGTCTATCAAGTCGTCGTGCGTCCACGGCACCCACCCCTCTGAGCTCGTCGACGTTATCCCCTCCACATCCTCCTGCTCCATCAAGTCCGGCTCCTCGTCTGATAACCGTGGAGCGGCGCAATTTATTTTATATTTTGTGATAATCATGATAATTAAATAGTGCAGCCGAAAAAACATTCCCCATGCCGGCCGCGAGCGAGAGCATGAGCCCCCTCGGAACGGGTTGGGGCTCTGATATAAATCTTGTGTCTCGCTCTGTTCTGTTCTTTATTTCTGGTATCTCTCCCTTTTTTATGCTGTCCAGTAGCAGACAGGTCTCCAACAACCCGCTCGCGCCCATGGTGTGCCCGATGCGTGGCTTGTACGATGTGGCGATGAACTCATCGAAGAGGCCCTCAATCGCGGCTCGCTCCGACTTGTTGTTCATCCCGGTGCCCGTGCCATGTGTCTTGATCAGTGCCACCTCCGATGGGCTACGATCCCCCAAAGCGCCCAGTATGGCCCTCGTGTAGCCCTGCCCGTCCTCGAGCTGGCCTATGGGGTTAGCGTTGTGCTCCGAGGCTGTGTAGGCCCCCAGGAGCTCCGCGCTGGGGTTGTCCCTGAGCGCCCTGTCCGACTCAAACACGGCGAGCACCGCGCCCTGGCCCAAGTAAAAGCCACGGTTGACTTTGTCGAATGAGGACGGCTTGGCTCCCGCGTCGTCGTCCTTCTTGGTTAGCGTGGTCATGGACGACCCAAAGAACGTGAGGAGCTGGTTTTTTATGGTGTCCTCAAAGCCTAGCACCACCACGCGGTCGAAGCCGTACAGGTTAATTAAGTGCCTCACGTCCATCATGACCTTTAGGCTCGACGCGCACGTGCTCGCATCCGTCGCGGTGTAATCCGTGGCGCCAATCTGCGAGGCGATGCGCGACCCGAAGATGTTGGTGACGGTGAGGATCTCCATCTTGTACGCGTACGCCAGGGAGTTGTCAAAGTACCGCTCGTCCACGGGCACGCCGCCGGAGTTCCAGGACTGTGAGCCGCCGGCTAGTATGAACCCGGTCTTGCCTGGCACCGGGTTGCCGCGAATGTAGCTCACCATCTCCGGGGTGACCACGCGCTCTACGGCGCGCTGCGGGGTGCAGAACAGACCAGACTTTGTGGCCTTGAACAGCTCCGGGAAGAAGTGCGCGCGCTGGGGGTACGCGTGGTCCTCCACCAGGTAAAGCGCCTCGGTGCTGAGCGTGCTGTACTTTGTCAGGTATATCCTCATCGTATCTTCTTCAGCGCCTCCTCCATGGTCTTAGGCTCTCTTGTTTTGTTCTGATCGATAAACTCGTAGATTTCCATGAGCGTTTTTGGTTGCAACTTCTTGGCCTTCTCTTCGGAGATCCCGTACACATCACAATAGTAAATGCTCACTAACAACGTGTCAAGGCTGTCAAGGTTTACCTCCGAGAGCTTCTGGTCCAGGCTGGTCGCGTCCGTGCTGGGCACCCCGATCGCTCGGGACGCTCGCACGATCTCATTAAATAGTTGTACCCTGTCCATCACCCCTCCATCTTCAAGTCGTTCATAAGCGCCTCCTGCGCGCTGATCTTGCCCTCGAGCACCTTCACCACCTGCTCGTCGATCGTGCCGCCCAGCAGTATGTGGTGGATGATCACGGGCTTCTCCTGACCCTGCCGGTACACCCTGGCGTTGGCCTGAATGTAGTTCTCTGAGCTCCACGGCAGGTCGTACCAGACCACCTGCGCGATCTGACCCTCGTTGCACTGTAGGTTTAGACCGATTCCGCCCGATTGCGGGTGCGCCAGCATGATCTTGATCTTGCCGGCTCTCCACATGTCCAGGTTGTCGTCCGAGAGCTCCTGCGCCTCGGGGAAGCGCTCCTTGAGCTTCTTGAGCGCGGTCTTGTAGTGGTAAAAGACCAGCGTCGGGTGCGGGTTCTCCTCGATCAGCGACTCCAAGAACTCGATTTTCTCCTCCGAGCTCTGCGCCTCACCCTCCTCAGTGTAGAGCGTGCCGCTCGTGAATTGCAAGAGCTTGTTGGCGAGCGCCGCGGCGGTGACCGCGGTGACCTCTTTGCCATCAATCTCCGTCACCAGCTCCTTGCGCAGCTGCTTGTACTTAGCCATGACCTCCGACGATATCGTACATGTATGGTACAAGTTAGTCAGGGGCGGGAGTGTCAAATAATCCTCGGCGCGCAGGCTGAAGCAGATGTCAGAAACGCGGTCCCGGATTTGGCTGTCCATGCCCGGCCTTACAGCCCACTTATACACAACGTTCGTGTGCCTGTTCCGCTCGGCGGCGTACATGTACGTGTCGCGGAACGAGGTAAGGGTTTTCCCTAGCCGCTCGCCGCGATCTAAAATGCCAACCTGGGCCCACAGATCTCCCATGCCCTGCGGCGTTGGTGTGCCCGTTAGTATCAGCCTGCGCTTGAACTCGTTGAGCACCTTCTTGATCGCCTTGAATCGCTTCGTGCTCGGATCCTTAAATCGCGAGCTCTCATCTACGATCAGGTTATCAAACAGGCCAGAGATCCAGTTGTCCACAAGCCATGGGACGTTATCCACGTTGATGATGAACACGTCACAATTAAACTGGTGCAATGCCGTGAGGCGCTCACGTGGTGAGCCCATGATCTTGATCACGCGCAGATCTTTTAGGTGTTCCCACTTCTGACATTCCTGGGCCCACACGGATTCGGCCACGCGCTTAGGCGCAATGACCAGTGTCCGCCCCGAAGAATTCTCCTTGATGATGCTGAGCGCCGTCACAGTCTTTCCTAGCCCCGGCTCCATGAACAGTCCCATGTGCGGGATCCTTCCGGCCAGGTGTATCAGGCGGTTTTGGTATTGGTGCAGGTTTGTCCTTGAAAGCATTTAGCACTTCCTTTCGTTTGTCGTGTAGCCAGTCGGCTACGGCGTACAGTTCTTTTTCGGTGACGTTTTGCTTGATTGTGTTGGCTAAGGCTGATATAAAAGCTATGTTGCCTTTTACGTACCCTAAGTGTGGTATTACTCTGTCCATAGAGGGGGAGGTTGGTTGTAATCCTTTCCCGTTTATGCCCCAAGAAAATTCTGTTTTGAAAATAGGGCACTCGTCGGTTGCGATTGACAATAAATGATCGATGTCTAAATCAAACGGTAAATTTTTATTCTTAGCTCTTCTTTTTGCCGCCCTTAAAAAAATCACTAAGTGGCCTCGTTTTGTATTTTCTCTTTTTGCTCTTGAATATTTTATGTTTTTTACCATATTGTCAAACCTTTCGGGTGAACACCATTTTTCATAAAATTTCCCCGATTTATGAACATGCTTCATGTCATAACTAGAAAATAAAAAACCGTCCTCTCGCCGGTCTCCGCGCTTAAACTTTTGACCTGTTTCAGGGTTTAATCGTTTCATTTATAAAATCCTCAACGTCTTCCTTAGAGCGTAATACGGTCACCGGATGCCCTAAGTCGGCTAATTGAGCGAACACTAACAGCTGTCTTTTTGATAGCGACCCTGTTCTTGTTTTTAACTCGACCAGGTATATTTGATTTTTCAGAAACACTATCCGGTCCGGGACTCCCGTTATCGTGCTGATCCACTTTAGGCTGAGACCCCCCAGCGCCTTTACCCTTTTGCTTAGATGCTGTTCGATGCTCTTTTCTAACATTCTTCTGGATCTCCATGTTGATCCCGGTGGTGATCTGCTTGACGATGTGCTCGGTCAAATACGCGCGCGACTCTTCACCGATTTCTTCCGGTGACTCGCCGATGTGCTCAAATATCCTGCACACGCAATGCGTCGCCTCGTGCGCGATCACGCCGGCCAAGAACGCGGGATCCTCGTCCACGCACTCTTTCAGGTCGAACGCCATGATGATTACCGCCTGCTTGCCATCGGTCAGGTAGTGCGTCTCCGCGATGCCCTCGTCGAGCGCGGTGGCCTTCTCGGTGATCCCGTGGTCCCTGAGAACTCGTTGGAATGTCTCGTTAGAAAAACACAGCTTTATCTGCGACGGAAAGTGCCCACAGTCTACGTGGTAATAGCCCCAGTTCTTAGGCATCTGATATGACTCCTACAATGCGTTGATTGTAACGGGGGTCGATGATTTGAACCCCGTCCTCTATCGTAAAACGGCAGTAGCACACGCCGTGCTTCTCCATGAGCTCCAAGACCTTTGCAAAAGCTATGTCGGCGTCGCTATTTATTTGTGCTTTTAATAATTCCGCCAGGCTAAGTGTTGTTACTTTGGGCATGCTTCTTTCGCTCCTCTATGTTGTTGAGGATGCGCTGTCGCTCGTCGTCGTTCGCGTAGCCCCACGCCGCAACCTCGTCGAGGGTGCGGTGACACCCACGGCATATGTTCGCGGCGTAGTCCATGTCGCACACGTCAACGCACGGGGAGCTGACACCGCCGAATATGCGGTCCCAGTTCTTGTCAAACGTGTCCTGGTTTTCAACCGGGCGGTGCCGGGACCCCTTACCTGCCTCTGCCATTTTTGTCCTCTCTCATGCCGATAAGAATTGCGATGACAACCACCAGCAACATCCACAGCACGAACTCGCCGGCGCCGCCATTGGTCGCGATGTATTGTTTTTCAACTAAATTCAATTTGTTTTCTCCATAAGTTGCACGTAACGGTTTAGGTACCACTGCGCCTTTCTCAAATCCTCGATCGGGCAGTGCGACTTGATACCCGCGCGGCTGATGTACTTCACCACGTTGCCCAGATGGTAGGGCAGCTCCTTGGCCTCGATGAAGTCAATCGTCTCAATCCCGCCGGACTTGTAGTGCGGTGGGTGGTTCACCATGTCGCTCATGTGTTCTTCTCCTCATGTACACTTTTTGCCGTTTCATCGACACTTTCTTGCGATATATTTACGGCATCGACATCAGGGGTAACTTCAGGGGTGCAATAGTTAGGTTTACCCCCGCAGTAAGACTTGACCGCTTTGCGTAGGTCAGTCATAGCCGCCCTCCCATGACGTCGTCCTTGATGTTGTCAGCCATCCAGTTGGCCTCCATGTTGCTACAGTTCGCGGTCCAGTAGCGCATCTGCTGATCGGTTCTGCTGATGCTCACCACCATCACCGGGTCCTCATCGCCCACCTGTTGAAGTGCCTCCTCGAGCGCGGCCTTCGATGTCCACTTCCCAATTCTTCCGACGATGCTCATAGTGGTGCCTCCCCATATTCTTGCACTGGATCTACCTTGCCCTGCCTCCTGAAATACTTTACGACGAGCTTGCGCTCTTCAGCCGTTTTGAACGGCCAATCCCAGCGCTCTTGGGTCATGCCCGATGGGTGCATTTGGTTCATATTTTCTCCAGTATGACGAACGCGACAACGTCGCGGTGATTGTCTGTGATTGTAACGTGCGCGCGGTGCGGGTACAACCCGGGCTTTTCGATGTGAAGCTCGGGCTTGCCCTTGAAGTCGTTCAGTATCTGAACGTCTCTCAGGTCTAGGTCTGAGCTCATGCCTATCCCCAACGCCTTCAGCGTGGCCTCCTTCGCCGCGAACCGGCGAGCCAAGTAGCTCACCGACATGGCGCGGTTGTCGGAGATCTGCGCGAAGTAGTCGAGCTCCAGCTTGCCAAGGATCCTGTGCACGAACGCCCACGATTGTTTCTTGTAGCAGTTGCCCACGTGGTCAATGCTCACAATGTCTGAGCCTATTCCGATTATCATAAAAAGTCCTCGCTCATAAGAGAGTTGTTAACGCTGTCCACGTACTGCTGGGCGCGCTCCTGGAATCGTATCCCTTGGTACACCCTAACCCGTGCCTCGCCGTTGCTCGTCTGCGTGATCCGTATCGGCTTGTCACTCGTCGCCGCCAAGAACTGGCGCTTGAATGTCAGGTCCGTGCCCGGGTGTATCCCGCGAGCCGTAGCCCACCGCTTGAAGACGTGGTACAGGTCGTCCTTGCTGATGCTCGCCTTGTCGTCAAGGACCAGCGTGTCCTCGATGAACGTGCCCAGCGGATTGGAGAGCTCCTCCATCACGTGCAAGAGCTCCGTGCCCGACGCGGGCTGCACGAACTTGCCACCGCGCGCCTTGCGACGGCGCAGTCCCTCCATGCTCCAGTTGAATATGCCCGAGAGCTCGGCCTTCAGCTTGGTGGAGAGTTGCGTGTCCTCCCTGCCGTAGAACGAGTTAGTCATCTTGAGCACGATCATCCGGCCGGTGAGCGCGTTGCTGTTCTCGGTTAACTGCATCACCTCGTTCGAGTAGATCACGATACGAGTTGGCAGGTACCCGTTCCACGCCTCGCGGTTCTTGCGGTTCACGGTTACGGTATCACCACCAACAATACGCAGAAGCTGAGAAACAACAGCGCTGCGATTCCTCTCCGGCGCACGCGCGTCCGTAAACGATGCAAGTAGTTTGCCAAGCCATGGCTGTAGTCCGAACGTGTCACATAACTCTCCTAGTTCCGGCGCCACCGTGTTGTGCTGTCCTAGCAGGTCCACGAGCACCTTGTTGATCGTTCCCTTGCCACTGCGGCGCGGGCCGATGACGTTGAAGAACTTTTGCTGGTCAGTCTCGCCCGACAGGATGTACCCGAAGATCTCCTGCAAGGTGTCCACCGACTCGCCGTCGTGCCCCCACAATTGCTCGAGGAACGCCTCCCACACCGGGCAGCTCGCGGTCGGGTCGTACTCGAACGGCAGGCTGTTCAGCGTGAAGAACCCGAGCGTGTGCGGGAGTAGCACCGAGTCCTCGAGGTGGAAGAGCCCGTTCTTCAGGCTGATCAGCTTCGACGCCTCGGGCTTGCTCTTGCCGAACCCCTCTAGCCACACCGGCGGGTGCGAGTGCGCGCTCTGTGGCAGGTGCACCGTGGCCTGCAACGCGTCGATCGCGGCGCTCACCAGTGGTGGCGTGGGCGCGAACGGTATCAGGTTGCCCCGGCGGTCGGTCTTGTTGCACTTGTTTAAGAACGCGTACATCTTCGATCGCACCGTGGCGTCCTCGACGGGCTCGTAGCAGTTGCCCGTGTACTTGAAGAACTCCGCCGCGTAGTGCACGAGCGTGGTGCCCTCCTCGTTGGTGTGCTCCGACTCGAGATATTCCGCCGCGTGGTTTAGAGGCGCGGGGTCGAGCACGATCTCACCCCGGGCGAGCGCCTCGCTCTTTTTTACTTGGTTCACCTCAAATATGATCGAGCGCAGAGTCGCGCCCTTGCCCTTGGTAAAACTGTCCCACTTCCGGGCGCACTCGCCGGGGTGGTAGTTGCCCTCGGTGGTCGCGGACCAACGATCCCACGCCTCGCACGCCTCCACGTCGCCGTTGAACTGGTGGTGGAGCGCCATGCCCACGCGTAGCCACTCCGAGTACCCGCAGTTAGCGTCGAGGTGCGCGAGCAGGTCGGACTCCACCCGTGCGACGTCGTACTCCGCCACGGGCGGTGTGTAGTCCGCGAACGCGTCACCCGTCATGCGAACGGATCTCTCCGGAATAAATGGGGACAGATCAATTGGGGACGTTGGTATCGCACCGCCGATGTGTTGGCCCGTCACCGTAAAGTAGCGCCCGCGTGGGTAGATCTCCAGCCCCTTGTCGTGGTCTACGTGCGCGGATTGTATGGCCGCCAGCGTGAATATCTTGACCCCTGTGCCGCTCGGAGAGACCTCCATGTACCCCTCTACCTCCGAGGCGATGCGGGCCGCCTCGGGGCTCGTAAACTGCCCCCCAGCGTAGCAATCGTCCAGGTCGACACCCACCAGCCCGTCGGATCCGTCAAACACGAACCCCACACCGTCGAACTTGCCGGTCTGGTACGCGTTCTGCGCGCTCAGGAAGTCTGTCCAAGTGCCGGGGTTGGTGCTGCTCGCGGCGTGCATGTTCGCCTGCACGGGCAGTTTGGACCAGCGACGGCTCTCACCCTCGCCGATCTCCACAAATCGCCACATCACCCACCGCGGGATCTTTTTCAACTCGAACGGTATCCGCTCGAAGTCCACATCAATTTTTGTTGGTTTTTCCATGGTCATTCCACATTATGAAATTTGCTGCACAGGTTGCACAGGTTGCACAGGTCTAAACCCACTTACTTCTTCTTTTATTTTATCAGAAGAAGAAAAAAAGAATAAGTGAGTGCACTTAGACCTGTGCGACCTGTGCAACCTGTGCAGGGGCATATTAGAGTAAACCCTTATTCTCTAAAAACCGGGACACCCAAACCCTGAACTCTTCTCGGTTTTCGGGGGTGTTGGGCTCGTCCTGCGTCCACAAGAAGTCGTACGCGTGCTCGCCCCACTTGTCGGTGGCGACGATCTTGAGCAGGTCCCCCGACTCACCGTACACGTCTGTCAGTATAACCTTCTGATCCTTGTCTCCCATCATCTTATCCTTTGTATGGCGACTTGGTAGCCGTTGTGTAGCACGTAGATGTCCTGACCGAAGACCGAGGTGAACGCGTCAATCGCGGGCTTTGGGCGGTGCAGTAGCAGGGGCGAGCCGCACCACATGTAATCGTCGAACACCATCACCCCGCCCGCCTTGAGCAGGGGCCACGACATGCACGCGTCGATGAGAACGTCCTTGGCGATGTGCGAGCCGTCGATGTAGATAAAGTCGAACGAGCGCTCCTCGTGTATCAATTCGGCGAGTCCCTGCGATGACTTGGCCCTGATCTCGCGGATCAGGATGTTCCTGCCCTGCTCTTTTTGGTTGTCTGAGAGCGCGCTCATGTTCGCGCTGAACCGTGCGAATACGTCGTTCATCTCGTTAGGGTCGTGCTCCTCGCCGCCCTGCCACGTGTCCACGCAGGTGATCATCGCGTCTTGTTCCGCGGCCATGTTCTCCGCGATCCACACCGTGGCGCGGCCCTCCCACGATCCGATCTCCAAGAACGACT